ATCTTACATAGGATATCATGACAATCAATGGATGATAATTTTCTACCAGCAGCCTGTTTAAACTTAGAGATGCAGAACTCAAATAATTGCTTCAATGGTTCTGCTCCTGATGCTCTACCACCAAAGGTTTTTAACCTAGCTCCTGCTGGTCTTACTTTGGATAAGTCATACTTAGGCACTTCACCACTATACAATAGGGCTATAAGCTGTCTCAGAGCCTTTGCCCAGCCTTCTTTGCTGTCAGCTACCGCTATGGTAGTCTCAGACTCAAACAGCTTCTCAGGGACTTCTGGTAGCTTCTCAACGTACTTATGCTCTACAGAGAACCCTACACCTGTACCGCACAGCAAGATATACATAGCTTCATCAAAGGCTTTTACATCATCAATAGGAAGATAAGAACAATTATATCCAGCAGTATTATCTCTATCTAGTGCCTTACCAGCAGTCATAATAGCCCTCATAGATGGCATAACATCTAGGTTCTCTATTGCTTCCTGTACTCTTAGTTTTGTTGGTGTATCTACTACATGACCTATTTCTCTTTCTAAATGATTTACCATAAAGTCCATATATCTCTGAACAGACTCACTCCAATCCTCTCTTCTCTGCTCTTCTTCCAGGTATCTTGCGTAACGACTCTTTGCTATAAATTGGCTGTATGTCTTCAATCTTTTAACTCCTCTTCTAGTTCGTCTGCTTTCTCTTCTATCCTATCATTGAATCTATCAACGATATCTTCTGATGATATATCCAAAACCTCTAATAAGGAAATCTCGTCAAGGTTTTTAAGTCTATCACAAATGTCATGTATTGTCAATGCCATATTACCCCCAATTACTACCTTTCGTTTCTTTTAATAATTTAATCATAGCTTTCAAATACCATTCAGCCTTCTCAGCATCTTCTAATGGTTTACCCTTGTGCCACATTCTGCTAATGTATTTGATTATGTTACCCTGACAATAACTGATAGATTCATACTCTCCTAGTGTATCAACTATGTAATCATAGGTTTCTATTGTTCCTTTGTTGTAGTGTGCCGGATGGTTTACTTTGTCTTCTAGCTTCATATCTTCCTCATACAAATCGCTGTTATTCTTAGTTATAAAATTATCCATACTTCTTCCTTAAATATTTTAAACTTACAAACATCTCATCAAACTGTCCATCCTGCACATCATGTAACACTACGATACCACGCCAGTGAGTGTTGCCTTGCACTCCCATGTAGTCTTCATTATGTAGATAACAAGAACCAGCTATGATACAAGTTATGATAGAACCATCTGCTCTTTTGCCATAGGCCACCTGTCTACCTTGCTGGTGACCTACTACGCAACTCTGATGAGTCTTGTTGACCATAGCAGAGGCAGTACCAATAGGTCTGCCCATCACGCCACTTACAAGGTAGTGAGAATATACAACCCCATCAATACTAACAGTATCAAGGAAATCAAACACCTCCCAACCAGCTTCTGAGTATCTGAGATCATCTGTACCAAGAGTGCCGTCGAGTTTAGAATCTCCTTCGACTGCTCGCTCAATTCTTTGTTCGTGGTTACCGATCGTGAGAACCATTCTAGGTCGATATTGTTTTTTCTTGTCTTTTCTGCATCTTGCATTATATTCCCTCATAGGTTCTAATAATATATCCATAGCTTCTCTGGCTGCTTCTATATCATCTTTGTATCTTCTTCCTTCAAATGACTTCTTGCCTACATCGTAGGATGATAGTGATGGCATATCAGCAAAATCACCAATCTGTACGATAACATCAGGTTTCTTGTCAACGATATATTTTCCAATCCACTCTAAGTAACTAAGGTCTACGCCTCTTTTTACTTGTGTATCAGGTATAATCAAATGTTTCAAGAGTTAGCCTTTCTCAATAGTTCAAAATAATGTTCAGCCCGAACCACACACAGAGGTATAGATCGGTTCTGTTTAACCACAACAACTGGTTCTGCATCACCAGGGCAGTTAGTCTTAGCTTGCTCATAAAAGCCATATACAGCAACTCTAGCCCTGCTTTTACATTCAATAGAAACATTTAGTTTGTGCCTTGCTGCTGGTGAAAGTAGAATATCTTCACCACTACAACCCATGATAGTAGATCGTACATCATCACTCGTAAGGTTGAACTTGTTTATTATTAAATCTCTGACCCATTGTTGTAGGCTTCTTCCTTTGCCTTTTTTGCTGCTTGTCTTCAAGTTCTATGTCCTTTCGTTTATGTATCCACTTCTTAGGTATATGTATCCTACAGTTACTCTGGTCTTGTGATACAGTATTAGCTAGAGTCAAAGCATCTTTCGTTTCATCAACTACAAATCCTATGCTGGTGCAATCATGTAACTCTGACTTGACACTTTCTTCCCACCCAACATCTGCTACTGCATCCTTCCAATATACCAAAGTTACTCTGGTAGCATCCAGAGTTCTTCCTTTTTCCTTCGTATCCATAACAGTCTTCCTTGTTCCAATAAATAGTCACGATTATATTTGTATACTTCCAATACTGCTCTGTATAACTCTTCTTCCTCTTCTAATCCATCAAGTATCTTATCAGCCTTCTTATCGCCAATACCTTTGATACCTGGGATGTTATCTGTCCTATCTCCTGTCAACAACTGCTTATAAAAATTCTTGATAGCTTCTTTTTCCTTGACATAATACATCTCATTCTTGTGAAAGTTGTAGTGCCATCCTCTAAGGTTGTTCAGGTCTTTATCAATAGAACAGATAACGTAATCTCTGGGGTCTAGTTTGTATGCTTCTATGCCTATGGCATCATCAGCTTCCTGACCCTCCTGCATTTCAAAGCCCCATGCCTTTTCCATGTATTCACGCATTAGATCAAAATGCTTTGGCTTTGCTACTCCTAATCTGTGTCCCTTGTACGTCTGTGTCTTTGCTATATCATCTCTATAATTATCTCTACCAGTTAGATAACCTCGTGCCTTTTCACAGTTTGCATGAATAAACACGAGGTCTTCTAAATACTCCGCTAGTTTAGCGATAGCGATACGCTCACTAGTATCCTCACAACCAAAGCCTACTCTGTAAGTAAGAATATCGCCATCAACTAAAGCAATCATCTACAGCACATCTCCATCGCCATCGTCAGCTACACCACCTTCGTATACCTGAAGATCATTAATTACCATCTTCTGTAGTGTTGGTGATGTACCCTTACCCATCTTACTCTTCCAATCATAAGATGATACGATAGCTACTCCGCTAGAACCATTACCAATAGCAACATCCTGTAATGACCTACCTTCAAGATCAACAATCTTCAAAGGCATAACACTCCTACAGGTGATGAAGTTGCCTTTTTCATCGTTTTTGTTTCTAGCTTCTACTCCTAAGTCATTTTGCAACGCCTCTACAGCAGCATCAGAGAGTTCACAGAGATCAATCTGGTACTTCTCTGATAGGTTGTTTGGCTTGTTATGAAACGACCACATAACCTTAGCATTTAACTTAATCGACTGTTTATAATCCATAGATTCTCCTTAATGAGTTTGTTTCCAATTATCACCTACTTTATACTCGCCATCCAAAGGGCAATTTAAACGCAGAGCTTTACCAGCCTCTATAATTGCTTTGACACCGAGTTGCCCCACAAGTTCCGCCTCTTCCTCCTTAACTTCTAGTTGCCATTCATCATGTACATTGGCTACAAAGTGTGCATCTAATTCATGTAGCTTTATGTATTTATCAAATATCACCAAAGCCTTCTTCATCACCACCGCACCAGCACCTTGCAGTAAAGTATTTAGTGCTGCATGTTCTGAACGAATGAATAACCTTCTACCATCTAGTCCCGGTAGTGAACCTTTGTTTCGTAAGTTCACAGCTATCTTCTCTTTCAGCTTTGCAAGAGCTGGTACGTTTTTCATAAACTTATCTATGATCACTGTTCCGTTTGTGCCTGTAATACTGCCTATCTTCTTAGCACCTGCACCATACAGAAAAGCATAGATAAAAGTCTTTGCTTTGGCTCTAGTGTCCAGTCCTGCTGCTAACTGGTTCTTTGTATGAATATCACCATCCACAACCTCCTTTGTATACTCTTCGTCTTCCATGTAATGAGCTAACATCCTTAGCTCTAGCCCACTAGCATCAATACCTACCAGCTTATATCCTGAGTCAACAACCCATTGCTCACGACATTCTGAGCCATATTCTGCATGTACTGATGGTATTTGTGCTAGGTTCGGGCTATGGTGTGTCATACGCCCTGTTACTGCTCCGTTTGTTATGACCTTACCATGAACCCTGTGTTTGTCTGATACAGCTTCAATCCAAGAGGTAACCTGAGAAAGCCGTTTTTGTAAGAGTAAGTATTCACAGATAAGTTTTGCTTCTGGAATATTAACTCCTCGTAGAACCGATTCATCGACAATGACTGAACCTTTCTCTGTGTACTTCTTTGGCTTCCATCCAATCCCTTGTAACCTCTTAGATATCTGCTGTCTGCTTGCTGGATTAAAGACTTCAACGTAATCCTTTAGTTGCTTGCCTGTTTTTTCTGAGACTCGTCTGTGAACAATTGGCTGAAAGGATTCTTGTAGTCTTTCACATATTTCTTCCATTCGTCCTGATAAAACTCCACATAGTCTTTTGCAGCCTTCGACATCAAGCCTAAAGCCTCTGCTGACTTGTTTGCTGATAACTGAGCAAACTTCATGTTCGAGTTGTATAGATTCTTCATAAAATCCATGGCTCTCTTTCTCCTTTAATAGTTGGTTATACACTCTTTCTAATACCTTCACATCATTAATACAATATTGTCTCATCTCTTCTGAGTATTGATCGAACTGGTTGAACTCTGTTTTACGGAATCCTAAATCTTCTCCCCAAGCTGCAAGGCTGTGCTTTGTCCTCATTGGGTTCAGCAATCTGCTTAATACCAGAGTGTCCAAGACCTGATGTAGCTTGATCTTTAGACCCCACACCTTGTTTAGTACTGGGAAGTCGAACGCTATTCCGTTGTGAGCTACTAAGATTTTTCCCCATATCTCTTTCTTTAGACTTCGTGGTTCTCTGTGGCACTTAATTACTCCGTTTGCGTTTGTTACCACCAGATGTATCTTTTGATGACACATCGTTGTCTCTATATCCAGAAATACAAGGTCTTTCATCTGTCCAATCATTATGCCCCTCCAGGCGTGATTTTATTGAGCCATCATCAAATAATACATGGTACGTCTTAACTCCATTATTATTCTCAGTGACACTTAGACTTATCGGTTTGCTCATTTTCGTCCTCTTTTGTGTAAGTATCTCCTCTAGCATACCACATGTCGTAGATTGTGTCAACAATTTTAGTGAGTTTTTCGATTGCTTGTTGTATAAATGTAACATTATTGATTACCCTTACTTGTGTGTTTTCAAGGTGCTGTATTCTAGCCTCTAGTTCTTCTAGCTTAGTCATTTTGATAATCTCCTTCTGGTAAATCAAAATACTTCTGTTTCGCTACTTTTTTGATAAAATCGTTCATGACGTAAGTGTAGCCCAAATCTGCTAACTTGTTAGAAAAGTCATTCACACTCATTTCAAGAGTTTCGTTGTAGCATTTTTCAATCAATTGATCATTTACAATATGACTCATTACTGCCCCCTTTCTAATTCTCTTAATCTTTCATTGTGTTCGTAATACTCGTCCAAATCTACATCTTCCCATTCAAACTCGTCCATCACTTAGCCTCCTCTAAATCTTCTTCAAACACTTCATTCATACGTCCAGTGTTACGATCATAATACAATGCACACGCCTTACCTGTCAACCCTGAATATCTATTTTTTATTACTCTGACTCTGGTAGTGTGTCTTTCTGTTACATCGTCAGCTTGACTATTTCTTTCTAAGCCTAATACCATATCACTGAGCTGGCCTATTGCACCAGAACCCCTAAGTTGTGATAAAGAAGTTACAGAACCTTCCTCGTGTCCTGTTCCTGTAGGTCTACGCAAATGTGAAACAGCAAACAAAGTGATATCACATTCCTGGCATAACATCCTTAACTTTGTGGTAATTTCATCTAATGCTCTACGTTCATCCCCTTGCTGCTGATCTGAGACCACTATACTTATGTGATCAAGGAAAACAAATTTACAATCTAGTGCACGAGCCATATAGCGTACACGATTGATGATATTATCAACGCTAGTAGAGCCAAAAGAATCAAACAAAAACAATCTGCCAGTACCTAAGGTTGCATCAAAAGCAACCTGTTTTTCCTCTTGTGTTGCCTCTGTTTCATTAAGGTGTAATGGTTTCATTGCGTCCAAACTCATGATTGATAAAGCAGTACGCTTGACTGATTCTTCCAAAAACAATAAACCAATGTTCTCATCAGTAGACTTCAGCAACTTGTATATGATCTCTCGTAGAAACTGACTCTTTCCTAATCCAGAACCAGCAGTAATGACCACCATTTCACTCGACCTGATACCACCAGTCAAATCATTTAATGAGCCATAAGGATAAATAGCTATAGACTTTTGAAGTGGCTCTAACACCAGGGACTTTAAGTCTTTACCCTTAACTATCCCATCAGGCATAAATATCTGACTAGCCCACCAATCCTCTGTAAAGTGTTTAAACGCTGAGTCTGAAGAATAGTCGCAAGCATCTTTGTAACCCTTCCTCATCTTCATCAGTTTGGCTTTATTGGGAAATAGTTCTGCACATTCAAGCTGGGCTTTTTGACCTACGTCATCATTGTCAAAACAGAACACAATCTGCGTAAAAGATGATAAGTACTCGTAAGCATCTTTACATGACTTGATGGCACTTGCACAACCATCACGCACTGATACAACTGGGAAACGCATATCAGCACTCAACATTTGACTAGATGCCAATGCGTCTAACTCGCCCTCAACAACTGTGATAATTTTTGCACAACCTGCCGGATATACATCCATGCCAAACAGAGGATTCTTTTCGCCTTCTCCTGACCATCGAAAGTTTTTGTTTTTCCCTCGTATTTTGTGTACATTCTCGCCATACGGATAGTAATGTTCACCAGTTTGAGTAATTTTGACTCCGTATTTGTCTAGGGTGCTTTGTTTTATGTTTCTGTCCAATATGCCCTGAGACTTGAATACAGGCTCGTCAGTCGATTTCTGTACTTTTGGGTGTATAGCCAGCACTTCAGCGGTAGAAACGCTCTGACGGCTTTCTATGGGCTTTTTAGTGGGTTTTATTGGTTTATTGCACTTGTAACAGAAGAAATAGCTACTACCATCTTCCTTCTCATACTCTCCAACATTGGAACTACCAGAGTTTGAGCAGTTCACGATCTGAGAACAAGAAAGATTACGAATAAATTTGCTTTTAGTTTTCATAAATTCCTCATTATTGAGACTACATAGTTATTATAATACATAGTAATAATAATCATAATTATAATTATTATAATTACATAGTAATATAATTACTTAGTAATACCATATTTTTTCATAAATGTAAATTATACTTAAGTATCACTTAAGTGTATATTGTCGTTTATTTCCAACACTTCAGAGTCTCCAAAGTATCCAAAATCATCATCAACCTCTGGCAAAGGTAGACAAGACGAACAAAGCTGCACCAGTTCGTTCGTATTACTACCTTTTAAAGAGTCCTCAAAGTTGGTTAATTCAATGTTGCATGATTTACATCTAGACATTTAAACGCCCCCCTCGTCTTTTGGTAATAGTTTAAATATATCTTGTATTAATACTTTCGTATGAATTACTAACAAAGTACCGCCAATAAATATGATAGCACAATGTTTTATTACATCATACAAACCATAATTTGCGATATCTGCAAACATACAACCAGCGGTGAAGAATACTGCTGCTGACATGATAACCATGCCAGCTATAT